AAAATATGGCAATATCAGATCAAAAGTTTTCTTGTAGAACTTCAGACGGTAGATTTGGAACTGTTACTGACTTTGATGGAACATCAGGAGCTGCTCTTGGACCAGCTAGAGTTACATACATTCAAGTAGAGGGAGTGGCTAACAGTAATATCAAACTTTACGATGGAACAAGTGCATCTGGAACTTTAGTATTCGAAGGCAACTGCGGAACTGAAGGATTAGATATTTACGTTCCAGGAAGTGGTATAAGATGTGAGACTGGTGTATTTTTAGATTTAACAAACACGACGTCTGTTACTATCGGATATACCGGCTAGGAGTTTAAATGGCTAACACTACTTCGGGAACAGCTACGTTCGACAAAACTTTTGCTATTGATGAAATAGTAGAAGAGTCTTTTGAACGTATTGGACTACAGAATGTAGCTGGTTACCAGTTAAAAAACGCGAGAAGATCTTTAAACATTCTTTTTCAAGAGTGGGGTAATAGAGGTATTCACTATTGGGAAATAGGAGATACTAATCTTGATTTAATTGAAGGACAATCAGACTACGATTTTTTTAGATCATCTGATGATGGCACAAGTGCAACAACGACTGCTCCTGCTAGTGTTTTTGGTATATCAGATGTTTTAGAAGCACAATTAAGATCCAATAGAACTCAAACAACACAAGCAGATTCGCCAATGACAAAAGTAGATAGATCTACTTATGCAGCTTTTTCAAATAAATTATCAAAAGGGACACCTAATCAATATTGGGTAGAACGATTCATAGATAAAGTTAGAATACATATTTATCCAACACCTGATTCTACAAATGCATCTAAAGATATGCATTTTTATTTTATAAAAAGAATACAAGATGTTGGAGATTATACAAATGCAACTGATGTGCCATTTAGATTTGTGCCTTGTATGGTATCAGGATTAGCGTACTATCTTGCACAAAAATATAAACCAGAATTAATTCAAGCAATGAAACTAGCTTATGAAGATGAATTTGCTAGAGCACTAGCGGAGGATGGGTCAGCTTCAAGTACATATATTACACCTAAAGCTTACTACCCAAGTTCATAATGGCAAAATTTGCAACAGGTAAATACGCAAAAGCAATATCAGATAGATCTGGTATGGAGTTTCCATTTAAAGAAATGGTTAGAGAATGGAACGGGTCTTTAGTACACATATCAGAATACGAACCAAAACAGCCACAGCTAGAACCAAAACCAATGAATGGTGATGCAATATCTTTACGTAATGTAAGACCAGGAAGAACAGAACCTGCAACACCTAGACTTCTACCATTAAATGCTTTTACAACAACAAATGGATCTGCAACTGTTTCCGTAAATGAACCAAATCATGGCAGATCTACAAGTGATACTGTTAGGTTTAGAAACGTAGAATTAGTTGGTGGTATACCTGCTGCCACAATAAATGGATCAAGTGGATTTACAATTACAGTTACAAATGCTAATAATTATACATTCCCGTCCGGTGCAACTGCGACGGCAACTGAAATAGGAGGAGGTGGATCTGCGTCTGCTGGACCAGTTACACAACAAGCATAATGGCAGGATTAAGTGCATCAGGATTAAAAACACAAATTAAAAGTTACACTGAAACAGACTCTAATGTTTTATCTGATTCTGTTTTAGAAAATATTATTTTAAATGCGCAATATAGAATTATGCGTGACGTTCCCATTGATGCAGATAGAAGACAACAATCTGGTAATTTAGTTCCAGGACAAGAAACTATTAACGCTCCAGGTGGATGTCTATTTATCAGAGGTATACAGGTCTATGATTCAAGCGCCGTGCTCACTGGATCAAACACCTGGCTAGAGAAAAAAGATGTAACTTATCTACAAGAGTATCAACCTATTACAGGCACAGCTGCAGCACAAGGTAAACCAAAATATTATGCCATGTTTGGTGGTGCAACGGGTGAGGCTGATACGAACTCAGGTCGTATATTTTTAGCCCCTACACCTAACACAAATTATAAGTTTAGAGTGCATTATAATAAAATGCCTGATCTTTTAGAAAACGATGATACTAATTATATTAGCTTAAATTTCCCAAATGGCTTATTATACTGCTGTTTAGCAGAAGCATATGGCTTCTTAAAAGGGCCTATCGATATGTTGACTTTATACGAGCAAAAGTATAAAGAAGAAGTACAGAAGTTTGCTAATGAGCAAGTTGGAAGACGAAGAAGAGACGACTACACAGATGGTGCGGTCAGAATCCCGGTAACATCAGCAAACCCATAGGAGATAAAAAATGGCAATAACATCGGCAATTTGTACAAGTTTTAAAGTAGAACTATTAAAAGGTGTTCACAATTTTACAGCAACAACTGGCAACACTTTTAAAATTGCATTGTATGATAGTGATGCAACTCTTGGTGCAGGAACCACTGCTTTTACAACGTCAGAGGAAATTACAAATACATCTGGAAGTGCATACACTTCTGGTGGTGCAACATTAACAAGCGTAACTCCAGTGGCATCAAGCACAACTGCAATTTGTGATTTTTCAGACGTAAGTTTTTCATCAGCTTCTTTTACAGCTAACGGCGCATTAATTTACAACTCATCTGCAACTAACGCAGCTGTTTGTGCAATCGCTTTTGGTTCTGATAAAACAGCGACTAACGGAACTTTCACAATTCAATTTCCTACAGCAGACGCTACAAACGCGATCATAAGATTAGCATAGGAGGACCACTATGTCGGTTCAATCAGGATGGGGTCGATTCACCTGGGGCCAAGCGTATTGGAACCGTGATGCAGTCCTTGCAACTGGTTGGGGTGCAAAAGCATGGAACGATAGTGAGTGGGGAAATTTAGCTGACGAAACAGTTTCACTAACAGGTGTATCATCTACATCTTCATTAGGCACAATCAGTAATGTTATAGATTTATCTTTTGCTTTAACAGGAGTTTCATCTACATCTTCTGTTGGATCTATATCACCAGTAATACCAAAGACAGTAGAAGTTGGTGGTGTATCATTTCAATCAACTGTTGACTCAATTACAAATGTAATAAATGTATCTTTTGCTGTATCTGGATTATCCTCAACAGCAGCGATTGGTGTAATAGATCCTGCAGATCAAATAATGGGACTAACAGGATTATCATCTACTGTTGCTCAAGGAACAGCAGTTGCACCAAACGAAGATGTTTCTGTAACTGGACAAGCTATAACATCAAGTCAAGGAACTGCAATTTCATTTGTAGGAACAGCCGTCTTCCCATCAGGATTTACGGTGACAGGTAACATAGGTTCTGTCACAGTTCCAAACGATGCAGCTATTTTATCTGGATTAAATATAGAAACTACTTTGGGTTCTTTGGTCGGATTAGGTTCCTCTGTAATTACTTTATCTAGTCAAGTTATAACTGGTTCAACAGGTAGTTTAGCACCTGCAGATGTTATGGGATTAACAGGTATTTCTGCAACAGGTTCTGTGGGCACGATAGATCCTGCGGATCAAGTTATGGGATTAACTGGACAATCGGCTACAGTTAGTGTAGGAGCGGTAAATGTTAAAGCATACGCGAATATTGACACCGGTTCAAACACGTCGTATAGTGATATTTCAACGGGTTCGAATACATCATATTCGGATGTTGCAACTGGCTCAAATACAAGCTATAACGATGTAACAGGAGAAGCAGCTTAATATGGCATCAACATATACACCCTTGGGTATTGAACTTCAGGCAACTGGTGAAAATGCTGGAACATGGGGTACAAAGACAAATACAAATTTACAAATTATCGAGCAGATAGCTGGTGGATATACAGCGCAATCTATTGCAGGTGGTGCTCAAACAACTGCTTTATCAGTTTCTGATGGATCAACTGGAGCTGTTCTTGCTCACAGAGTTATCGAATTTACAGGTACAATTACAGGAAACCAAATCGTTACTATACCTTTAGATGTACAAACTTTTTATATTTTAAAAAATTCAACTTCTGGTTCCTACACAGTACAATTTAAATATACGTCTGGATCAGGAAATAGTGTTACTTTTAGTGCAACACAAAAATCTACAAAAATAGTTTTTGCAGATGCATCTGACGGAACAAATCCAAATATTTACGAAGTATCAACTGCAAGTGATGTGGTTGATGATACATCTCCACAGTTAGGTGGTGATTTAGATACTAACTCT